TCACCAGAGGCGACAGGTGTTCGTCATTTTCACCAGGGCAGCGTCGGTCAGCTTGCGGTCGATGAGGGTGCTAAGTTTGCGGGCGTTGATGAGGAAGGTTTGCTTGCGGCGGACACGCAAGCCGCGTTTGGCATCGGCGACTTTGGTTTTCGCGAAGAACCAGAGGCAGACTGGTATTTTCGTGCTGTAGAAGAGCTGGCCGGGAAAGGCGACCATGTTGTCCTTCGCTACGCTCAGGACCTGCGAATTGACTCCCATCTGAGAAAATGCGGCGTCGCGCAGGGCAGTGTCTTCTGGGGCGGCCTCCCTGCAGGCGCCGCGGATGTCACGTTGCCTTGGCAGGCTCAGCGCTCTGGCAAGGACGCAGTCTGCGCGGAGGTTGGGATGCTGGACGTTGCGGAAGGTGTCGACGTGTTTCTTGCCGATGTCGGCCTCGAGGCCACGGATGGCGAGGTTCATGATGGTGAGGCGGCGGGTGGTGGCGATCACGTCCATGAATTCGGTGAGGCGGAGTTTTTCGAGGCCGGGGCGGGCGTAGTCATTCGGCAGAACGCCTTTGAGGCATGGGTTGTCGCGCTCGACGGCGACCACGGCGTCGCCCACAATCTTTTTGATAGTGGCGGTGGAGTCAGCGTTGACGGATTTCGTGGCGCGGTTGCGGGAGAACACGGGAGGAATTAAGGAGACCTGTAGGTTTGAAGGCAAGACGAACTCCGTGCTGGTTCCGTGGACAGAGAAAACAGCGGCAGCGTCGCGATTTTGAGCCGCGCACGGACCTGACGCTACCCTAGCTGCTCGCAACTCTCCGGCCACTATTTTCTCTGGTCAAGCGAAAACCCTTTCGGCAGACTCCGGACCATCATGTCCCGACAGCGCAAATTCAACAGCCGCCGGTTCTTTGACGCCTTTCTTGGGCGCGAAGAGGACCTTTGCCCGTTGTTCAGCCACTTCGGTCGGACCGCTCCCGACCCGATGACCGTCGACGCGGCCAACGAGGCGGCGATCCACGGGAGCTCGGCCCACGATCCCCTCACCGCCCTGCTTTACCAGCTCAATGATCTGGCATCGCCCCAAGGGCGCGCCATCATCGAGGAGTCCGCATACCACTTCGGGATTCCTGGAGGACCGCCGCCACACGAGGTGCCCCATCACCCAGCCGCGCTGTGGTTGTGGAACAGCAGCCACGAGGCCTTCGACCACGCGATGGACCGGCTCGGCGCCGCCGGGATTCAGGGCGGGCAGCTCGCTCTCTTCCCCGGCCGCTCGGCGGTGGCCATTGCCGACCCGGCGCGTGCGGTCGAGGCATTCGGAAACGCCCTCACTGAGAACAAGGACGAATGGAGCGGCGCGGAAGGCTTCACGCTCCGCCACTACGTGGACGGGTCCACCGTGGTGATTCTGGTCTTCTGCGAGCGGACAGCGGAGGTTCAATGGGAGATCGACCGGTCCAACCGCGAGCTGACGACCTCGATCCGTCGCCCGGTCGCCCAGGACGCCATCTTCTACGACCAGAGCACCGGCGAGCTTGAAATCGAGGCCGGACACTCGAAACACCGTGAGATCCTGCGACGGGCCTTCGCGGTCGGGGTGATGGGAGATGCCTCGTTTTTCCCGATGGAAGAGGCGACCCGGGTGCTCCGCCTGCACGAACTGGCCCGCCGGAACTTCGAGCTGCCGACCCGTCCGGGGCATAACGCGATGATCACCGCCCTTCAACTGAAGGACCACCACCTGCCAAAGCCGATCACCTTCAACCTGGCGGGCAACCGGACCGATGTCGTTGCCTACCTCCGTGACCGGGGTTGCGAGGAACTCCTTCGCGAGGCGGCGATCCGGGAAGCCCGGATCGACCTGATCCTCGGCCCGGGCCGGCTCGACCGGAAATCGATCGAACTGAAGGGCGACAACCGGATCAAGTTCAACCGCTCAAGCCATGTCGACACCGTTTACGACTACCTGCGCCATTGGCGGCTCATGCACACCGCTTCCCTGGAGAATCAGTCTGTTGCGTAGGCTGCGGGCGGGGGTTCCGGTGGTGGTGCCGGCGAGAGAACTCGGGGCCGATACTGTCGATACCCTTGCGGATCAGCGTGTGGTCCAGCCAGGATTCCCGCCGGACAGCGGGGATTCGCTGGTGCTGGTGTACGAGGGAGAGGCGGTGGCGTTTTCGGTGTTCAAGGTCGGCAATGGATACCTCTGCCGGGAAGAGCGCGATGCCAATCCCCGGACGCTGAAGGGGTTGAGTGCCGACGAGCTTCGGCTTTGCCACCTCAACCGGGTTGAATTCTACCGGGTGCTGGCAGGCGACTTGGCCATCGATGCGGATCCGGTCGAGGTCGCCCGCGGGATTTGGCGGATTGGCCGGCGCACCATGGCGGGTCTGGGGCGGACCTGTGTCTACCTGGTGGAGCCGGGGTTCTGCGAAGAACACCTTGAACGCGCCTTGATTCGCGAGTCGTTCAAGGTCGTTTGCCTGCTGGGAGTAGGGGCCATGCCCCATGCGGAGGTGCCGAGCGGAATCAAGCTCGTGACGGGTATCGTGGAGGTTCGCGCCGGCAGCTTCCACAGCAACATCTTCGAGGATCTCGCCGCATCGGTGGGCGCTCCAGCCGCCGCGACATACGTCGATCTGGAGTCGAGCCCCCAGAGGCTGGTCATCTGCGGCGAGGAGTTCCCGATGCTTGAACATCTGGGAAATCCGCTGGTGGGTCTAAAGTATTTGGAGTTTCTGATCGACCATCCGAGGGAGCCGATTGCGGCCTGGAAGCTGTTCCTCGCGGCCAATCCCGGGCTCAACGATGGCGCTCGCTCCATGCTCATGGCAGACGACTTCGATGGAGAAGAAGGTGAATTGGATCAGGAGGCGGTCGTCACGGGGATCCGGCAAACGGACGAAAGGCCAGAGCTTCAGCCAGGTTGGGAAGACGACAAAGCCGACGCAAAGGCGCTGAGAAGCGTGAGGGAGGATCTCGCCAGAAAGCGGGAACAGCTCAGCCAGCTGCATGCCGAGCAGCCGCAGTCCGACCGGAAGATCCGGGACCTTGAGCAGGAGATCTCCCGGCTTGAGGATTACCTCGGCGCAGGCAACGGCCCGAAAATCCGCGTCCGTCCGATCAAGCATTCAGGTCGGGAAAAGGCCCGGGATTCGGTGCGCAATGGTCTCAAGACAGTCATTGCCCGCGTCGCCAAACAGAACAAGGAGCGGGCTCAAGAACTCGATCTCTCGATCAGCAAGGGCTATGACGTGATGTTCACGCCTCCCCCGGACTGGGGACTTTAGGACCTGGGAGCCTGCAAGCTCCCAAATGGGAGCCTGAGCCTCCCGCCTTGGCTTTTGACACCAAAAGCCAAGGTATGACCACCCGCGCAATTCCTGACCACGACTCGGTCGATCCCCTCTGGACGACCGGTGACGTCGCCCGCTTTCTCCGCTGCTCCAAGCGCCAGATCCCGCGCTTGCGTGAAGAAGGCCTTCCCTCGATCCGGATTGGCGGCCTTGTGCGCTTCGTTCCCGACCAGGTGAAGTCCTGGCTGGGCCTCCAGGATTCGCACGGCGCTGCCGACGAGCGCGCACGCCAGCTCGCGGACATCGCGGTCTCCGGCGACGACGCCGCCGAGTGCGCCGCCGCTGACCTCGCCCGCGAGTTCCCTTCCCTGCCCTGACCGACTTCCGCCGTCGGTCGGGCCGTGCCGGCGGTGGAGCACTCGAAGCGGCCCATTCGAGAACCAGAACCAAACCACATCATTGCTATGAAACTGTCCGCAACCGGATCCACCACCCCGTTTGAAGCCCACCCTGAGTATGACGGCCAGGCCGTCTGCGTGGACGTCACGCCGCTCAAGAAGACCCAGTCGACCTATGGCGAGCGCGAGACCTTCCGCATCGTCTTCGAAACCCGCGAACTCCGCCAGAACGGCAGCCCCTACCTGCTCTTCAGCCGCAGCTTCACGCCGTCGCTCCACGAGAAGGCCGCCCTCCGCGCGTTCCTGAAACAGTGGTTCGGCCGCGACCTGACCACGGCCGAGCAGAACGAGTTCGACACCGAAGCCCTGATTGGCCGGCCGGCCCGCGTCTCCGTGGTCCACAACGATTACAACGGTCAGACCTACGCCAACATCGGCCTCATCCGTCCGGACAAGTCCGGCGACCCGTTGAAGCCGTCCGGCAAGTATGTCCGCCAGAAGGATCGCCAGAACAACGACGAGAAGTTCCGGCCGGCATCCAACAGCGGCGAGGCTTCGTCCGACTGGCGGCGGGTCAAGGTTCACGTCGGCAAGCACAGCGGCATCGATCTCGGCGAACTCGACCGCGAGTCGGTGGAGGCGCTGGCAACCAAGTGGCTGCCCACGGCACTCGAAATGGAGAAGCCGCTCAAGGCCGACCGCGAACTCATCGCCGCTCTCCAGCAGGCGAAACAGGCTCTCTCGTCTCAGGACGATGAAGAGGACAACATCCCGTTCTAACATCCGTCACGACCATGCTTATCGTTCCACGAGAGTCAGCGTCACACTGGTATTTCCCGGACGGCACGCCCCTTCACGAGGTGCCGCGTGCCGACGGGAAGGGCAGCCGCCCTACCAGCCTGCGCGATGCCCGAAAACTCGGTCTGTTCCCATCCGTGACCAACGTGTTGTCCATCCTCGCCAAGCCGGGGTTGGACGCATGGAAACAGGAACAGGCCATCCTTGCGGCACTCACCCTGCCGCGCACCGAAGGCGAATCCCTCGACGACTTCGCTAAACGTGTCATCACCGACATGCACAGTGAAGTTGGCAAAGCCGCCGACACCGGCAGTGCGGTTCACGCCGCCATCGAAGGCTACGCACAAGGTCGCTGGTTGCCCGAGGACAAGGAGGTTGCCCGCCTCTTTGAACCGGCTCGCCAGTGGTTCGATGCAGAGGTCACGCAGGTCCACTCGGTTGAAATCGCCACAGCGCACCTCGAATGGGGATACGCCGGACGAGTGGACCTGGTGGCGACACTCAAATCCACCGGGCGTCCGACCGTCATCGACTTCAAGACGCAGAAAACCCGGCGCGACAAGAATGGATCGTTCAAGCCGATCCTCCACGACACTTGGCCGCTGCAACTCGAAGCCTACCGGATGGCGCTGGCCTCCCGCGACAAGGGATTGCAGGACGCCGCCATCGCCTCGGTTGTCATCGGTTCCACCGAACCGGTGCCGGTCGTGACACAGGTTTGGGACGATGCCGACAAACCCGGCTTCTTCCGAGCCTTCCTCGCCGCCCGCGACTTGTGGGTCTGGCAGAAAAACTACTGCCCGGTGAAGGACTCGCCGGATGCAGGCGATGAAACACCGCCGACCGCGTTGGTCCCGGCCTAACAAAATCAAAACTCCGATCCACAACCATGACCACTCCCATCTATCCGCAGTCTGCGTATCGTCGCTTCCCCATCCAGGGATTTGTCGTGCGTCAAAACCGCCGTCGTCGCTGGCCGATGATCGTCTTGTCATTCCTACTCGGCCTGCTTGCGGGTTGGGTCCTTCGCGGCGGAGGCGCGTGGCTGCCATGAGCGGAAGTCTGGTTGCACGGAGTCCAGCCGACCGGTTCCTCGACCTTGCCACGGCTGGTGAGAACACGTTTCTCACTGGCCCGGCAGGGTCCGGGAAAAGTCACAACGTCCGGGACTACTTGAAGCGTCAGCCGGACACGCAGGTCGTGGCATCGACCGGAGTGGCGGCCCTCAACGTCGGCGGCATGACCGTCCACCGATGGAGCGGAATGTTGCTCGGACCGGTCAAGGGGCAGGAATTCGAGCGGTTCTTTGCTCAACTGGCCTGCGATCAGAAACCGAGTGTTCGGGCGGCCTTCAACCGGGTGCGTCGCTGCAAGCGGCTCGTGATTGATGAAATCTCGATGCTCTCAGGCAGCGCGTTCGACTACCTCAATTTCCACTGCCAAAAAATCCGGGAGGACAAACGACCCTTTGGCGGCATCCAGGTGATTGGCACCGGCGACTTCCTGCAACTGCCGCCCGTTAGAATCAACCCGACGCATTCCTATGACTGGGCCTTCGATTCAGCGGCGTGGTCGGCGGCGAAATTCCAGACCGTCGAATTGCGGCGAATCATGCGGCAGGACGAACCGGATTTCGTGGCAGCGTTGGCAAAATTCCGTCGCGGTGAAATCGACGGCGAAACCGAACGGCTGCTGCGTCCGCGCATCACCACCTTCCCCGCGAGGGACATCACGCGGCTCTTCACACACAACTTGATGGTGGATCGCTGGAACGACTTCTGCCTCGGCGAACTCCCCGGCCCTGAATCCGTCCGCGAGGCGGAAACCTGGGGGCCACAGCACCAGATCGACTTCCTCGAAAAGAACCTGCTCACACCCAAAGTCCTGCGGCTCAAGCCGGGTGCCAAGGTGATGTTCACCGTCAATCGCCCCGACGACGGTTTCGTCAACGGCCAGACCGGCGAGGTGGTTTCCATCGGTATCACCTCCGTCGTCGTCTGCACCGAAGGCCGCGAACTTGAGGTGTCCCCTTACCGCTGGCGCTACGACTCCAACGACCCGGGCACCGCCTGGTTCGAGCAACTACCGCTGCGGTTGGCAAACGCCCTGACCATCCACAAAGCCCAAGGTCTCACGCTCGATTCAGCCTTCATTGACATCCGTGCCGCCAGAGAACCCGGCCAGGCATACGTCGCCCTCTCCCGTGTCCGCACACTCGCCGGACTCCACCTCAAAGACTGGCCGCGTGGTGTCTTTGTCTCCCAGCGAGCACTCGATTTCCACTTTCCCCACTCACACCGATGAAGCCCTCAATTTCACCCGACATCAACTCCCTCGACCGACTCGCCGCCGCGCAATTCTATGCCGGCACTCTTGGCTGGGCGATCCATCCCCTGCTGCCGCCCGACCGTGGCGACCACCATGAGCGCGGCAAGAAACCGATTCTCAAAGGCTGGCGCAACCACACGGCCTCGGAGATCAGTCCTGATTTCCTGACCAAGTATTTCGCCAACGGATCCACCCACAACATCGGCTGCGTCGTGCGTGCGCCGTTCGTCCATGTCGATCTCGACAGCAAGCCGGATGCCGGTGCCTCGGTGATGGCATGGCTCGCCACTCAACCGGATCTATCAGCCGTTCCCCGTGAACGCACCGGCGGCGGGGCACACTTGGCATTCATCTGCCGCGACATCCCCGAGGAGGTGATGAAGGCGAAGAAGGCACCAACCTGCCAGATCAATGATGCTGTCACCGCCGAACTCTATCTGGATGGCCTCAATCTCGTTCTCTCTCCATCGGTCCACAAAAGCGGCCACACGTATTCCTGGGAAGTGACCGGCGACATCCCGGAAGTGAGTTGGACCAACCTCTGTCACTGGTTTGGATTCTCGGCACCGGAAGCCAAGAAGCGCGGTCGTCCGTCGAAGGAAAAACCATGGTGGGCGCGGTGGAACGAAGACCTCCGCACGCTCGATCTCGCCGGGGTGATGGAAGACCTTGGCCGTTTGGGTGCCTGCCTCGACCCTGATCACAACAAGTGGTCGGTGCGTTGCCCGTGGGAAGCGGATCACACCGGAGGCGTGGCAGACGCTCCAGGATCGGACACGATCATTTTCAACCAGCCGGAAACCATGCCGGGATTCAAGTGCCTGCACTCGCATTGCGAATCACGCGGCATCCGGGATCTGGTCGAATGGGCGGAGGCGCAGAAACCAGGAATCATCGCCGCCCGTTGCTCGAATCTCCGGGTCTGGGCTCCGGGCAACACCAACGCCTCGGGCAGGCCGCGCATCATTCTCCCAGCGCTGGGTCGCGCCCAAGGTGAGTTCGGCAAGGAACTAGGCCAATACCTCGCCCCGGCTCTCGATCTCTTCCGCTTCTCAAACAACGTGGTGGAAATCACCACCGTTCCAGCCGCCGACAAGGCGGGGTCGATTCCCGGCCACATGCTCTCGACCATCAAGGCCGCGGAACTGGTCACCGCCATCGAGCGCACCGTCGAAACCGGCGTCACCAGGGAAGACGATGCTGGCGACGAGGTTTTTATCCCTAAGAGCATGAGCGAGCAGGACGCCCGCATCACGCTGGTCAGCGGATTTTTCAGCTCATGCCTGCCGCGCATCCACCGCGTCCTCGACGTGCCGGTGCCGCACTTGTCCGACGATGGCAAGCTGGTCTATCCGAAACCAGGATACGACGAACGCTTCGGCACCTGGCTCAATCCGCACGCTCCGCAGCTCAAGACGATGGGCCACAGCGAGGCGTTGCGCTGGCTACTCCAGGATCTCTTCGGCCTACCCGAGCACGGCGGTTTCTGGTGGCACGACGAACAATCCCGCATCCACGCGCTGGCACGTTTCATCACCCCGTTCTGTCGGGGCCTGATGGGATGGATGCGCACCCCGCTCTGGATTTTCGACGGCAATCGCGAGGGCTGCGGCAAGGACACCTGCGCCGACCTCACGCATATTGCCTACACCGGCCGTTCGATCATCTGCGCCCCACTCTCCAAGGAATGCGACGACGAGATGCGCAAACGCATCACCTCAGCGCTCATGGCCGGCAGCCGCTTCTTCCACTTGGCGAATATGAAGGGGCACGTCCGCTATGCCTCGCTCGAAGCCGCCACCGACAACTCGGGTGTGTGGGAGGACCGCCGCCTTGGTGTGAGTGAAACCATGACGCTCCCCAACGAAACCGAGTTTTCATTCTCCGCCAACAACGCGACCTGGGAACCCGACATCGAACGCCGCTGCCGCCGCATCCGCCTGCGCTTCTCACCCGACGACATCAACGGCCACCGCTACCGTCACATCGACATCAAAGGTTGGGTTCGCCGCCACCGGTCGGAATTGCTCTCGGCGGTCTCAGCACTGGTTTCCGAGTGGGTGCGCCAAGGATGCCCGCCCGGTCCATCGCCATTCACTTCATTCCCGGAATGGGGGCAGACAGTCGGTGGCATCCTCCACTGTGCCGGTTTGCCGGACCCGTGCCGCCCGCATGAAGACAGCCAATCGTCCGGCGACCAAGCGACCAAGGCGATGCGGGATTTCTTCATTCTGGCCTTCGATCACTTCGGCGACCGGGAGGTTCTCAAGAAAGAATTCCAGGCATTCGTGCAGCAGGACGAAGGTGTTCACGAGCTGTTTGACTGGCTCGACTTCGCTGCGCGGCGAGGATTGACCAGCTTCGGCAAGATCGTCGCGAAGTTCGACAAGCGTGAACTCGGGGGCATCACCTTCCGTCTCAAGCAGACATCGAAGAACTATGCCACCTATCGGTTTTTCCGTGATGGCGAGGGAGATCTGCCAATTTGCCTCTCAACGCCCCAACCTGCCACCAAACCTGTGGGACGTGGGGACATTGTGGGACATTCTCATACGCCTTATATGGGAGAAAAAAATGACGATGAGAAAAATAAAAATCATGATGAATTAAAAGGTCTCTATACGGGAGATAGGGAAAACTCCCTCAATGTCCCCACGTCCCACAAACAGGTTTTCTGCTCCCTCCGCGCCGACCTCGACCGCGTTGCCCTCGACCTGACCGGAGCATCCCGCATCGCTCTGGACATCGAAACCTACGGTGAGCGCAAAGGCGATGGCCTCGACCCGTGGAAGGGTGACATCCGCCTGCTCACCGTCTGCCGCCACGGTGGCCCAATCTGGACCATCGACCTCCGCGCCGTTGGATACGATCTCGGACCGCTCAAGCCGATCTTGGAGGAAACCGGCATCATCGCCCACAACGCCAAGTTCGATCTGCTCTGGCTGCGGGTGAAGTGCGGACTGTTCGCCAAACGCGTCCACTGCACGCTCACCGCCGCCCGTCTGCTTGTGGCCGGCACCAAACCCGGCAACGACCTCGATAAATGCCTGGAACGATACCTCGGCATTGCTCCTGCCGCCGACCACAGCCGTTCCGATTGGGCGTCGATGCTGCTCACTGATGACCAGCTCGCCTACGCCGCCCGCGACGTGGCCCACCTCCACGACCTGCTCGGCACCATGGAAAGCGAGTTGGAGGTATCCGGTCTGGATCTGGTGTGGTCGCTCGAAAGTAACCTGCTGCCGTGCGTGGTGGGGATGGAAGCCACCGGGATTCACACCGACAAATCCAAACTCGAATCCATCGCGGCCGAAGCTGACCGACTCGCCCAGAAAGCGGCGGATGATCTCCGCACGGCACTCGGCAACCCATCGCTCAACCCGGCCAGCCCGAGCCAAATTCTCGCGGCCCTCCGCGCCAAGGGTCTCAAACTGGAATCCACCGCCGAAGAAGTCCTCAAAGCGGCTGACGACGGCCACCTGGTTCCCCTGGTGCTGGCCCATCGCGAAGCGAGCAAACGCGCCCAACAGGCCGAATCATTGGTCGGACACATCCAGAAGGACGGACGGATCCACGGGCGCTTCGAACCACTCGGCACCGCCACCGGTCGCTTCTCATCCAAGGAACCGAATCTCCAGAACATCGGGCGGGGTGAGATGCGGGAAGCCTTCACCGCGCCGAATGGCAAACGCCTCATCGTCGCCGACTACTCGCAGATCGAATTGCGTGCGGCGGCAGCCATCGCGGGCGAAACCAAGATGATCGACGCCTACAAGTCGGGCGCGGACCTCCACAAACTCACCGCCGCCACCGTGCTCGGCAAATCCGAGGATCAGGTGACGAAGTCCGACCGGCAGTTGGCGAAGGCGGTGAACTTCGGCCTGCTCTACGGCCAGTCCGCCCCTGGTCTGGTGAAATACGCCGCCAGTTCCTATGGCGTCACCCTCGACGAAGATCAGGCAACCGACATCCGCCAGGCATTCTTCCGCACCTACTCACGGCTCCGCCAATGGCACGGCACCAGCCACAACCAGGCAGAGTCGGGCGTCACCGAAGTTCGCACCCGCACCGGCCGTCGCCGACTCGTCCCTGAAAAAGCCAGCGAGTGGGAACGCTTCACCGCGCTCGTGAACACTCCAGTCCAGGGCGGCACCGCCGACGGCATGAAACACGCCCTCATCCTGATCCACGAACGCCTTCCGAAAACTGCCCGCATCGTTTCCACGGTCCACGATGAAGTCGTCGTCGAGTGCCGCGAGGAATCCGCCGACGAGTGCCGGGAAATCATTACGACCGCGATGGTCGAAGCCATGTCCGCCCTCTTCCCCGAGGTGCCGGTCGAAGTCGAAGCCAACATCTGCACCACCTGGGCCGAGAAATGAACTCCGACGATTACTCGAAAAAACAGTCAGCCCGCGATGCTGAGTATCAGCGCGAATACCGGGCGTGGATTGAGTCGCTGCCTGCGGACGAACGCCGCAAACTTGAAGCCCAAGGTCTTGCCGCGCCATGCCTCGCCCACCACGGCAACGGCTCCGCCATGGGAGATGCCGCCGACAGTCCGCTCATGCGCGAAGGGGATGATCCCGCCGTGTTACCCGAGCCTGAGCCGGAATCCGATGACGAGACATGCGACACCGAATCCGTGTGGGCGTCCCTGCGGCGAGTGCTGGGTGAAATCCTCTGCCACGACAACGCCCGCCTCACCGCCGAGTGCATCGCCCTGGTCAGCGGACTCTCTTACACCGGCTCCTCGATGACTGAAATCGCCGAACGCCACGGCATCACCCGAGCGGCGGTCAGCAAACGCTGTGTCGAACTAACCGAACTTCTCGACCTCAAACCCTCCCGCGCCATGCGCTCGTTGACAGCCCGCAAGCGGTATCGCGCCGCCCGCATCCGATCCACTCAATCCCATGAACACCCTTAGGCTCCCTAACCCGAAAGTCACCGTCAGCCGCATCGGACTGCAAATCTCAGGTAATCTCAGCACCGAAGAATGGCAGGAATTAGCCACTAGTATCGGCGAAGCCGCCAGCTCGATTGCCTTTATCGTCGGCGATTGGCTCGTCTATGGCCAAGACCTCTTCGCCCACCCAGACCGCAAGGTCGATCATCCGTCCTATCAGCTCGCGCTCAAAGCCACCGGTCTCGACCTCTCCACCCTCCAAAACTACGCCTACGTTTCACGCAACGTCCCGTATTCGCTGCGCACCGAACGTCTGTCGTGGGAACACCACCGCCTGATGGCCAAGCTGCCCGACGGTGACATGCAGGATTGGATCGAAGCCTGCGTCGCCGAAGAGGATGCCGGACGCCGGATGTCCACCCGCCGCCTGCGCAAGTCGCTCAACCTTGGCCGCATCGCCACCGACAAGGATCTCGAACCCGACGACTCCGACAAGGGCATCGACAACCACATCCCATTCGTGAACCGCCTCTCCGTCTGGTGGAAGCGCATGAAGGCAAACCGATTTCTGGACACCGCCACCGACGAACAGCGGGAGGCTCTCAAACGAGACCTCGAACCGATCGTCACCATCTACAACCAACTCTAACCAAATACCAAAATCATGGAAGCATTCCTACTATCAATCGGATTCGTGTCATGCGTCATCGCAATCGGAATCGCAGTCATCAAAGCCATCGAAGCCGTGTGGTTCTTCAAAGAGTTCCGCGAATCAGTGACCAAGTCGCTCACCAAACCCGAAGAACGCCTCAACAACCTCAAGCCATGAACCTACTCACTGACATCCTCACCTTCGTCGGCTTCATCGCCATCACCTTCGGCGCGGCCGGCACGATCTCGAAATGGCTCAAGGCCAGCGAGGAACGCAAACGCACCCTAGCCCACCACAATGCCTCCGTGATGGCCGCACTCGACCGCATTGAAATCGCCCTCCGCGAAAACCCCAAAAACAACCTGCCGTGAGCCAAAAACCAGCCGAATGCCAGGCCGCCATCGACGCGGTGAAGGAACTCCTCGATGTTCATTTTGATGAGGCCGAGGACAGCGCCGACGAAGACGGCAAGTTCAGCCTCGGTTTCCGAGTGACATTCGACCGCTCGCACTCACCCACCAAACTCAAGGTGACGTGCCGCGTGTCCAAGGTCACGACCGACGAAATCGAGTGCTCCATCGACGATCCAAATCAGCCGAAATTGCCCCTCTGAGGGCGACCCGCGCCCGCAAAGTGTTCCGGGGTACCAAGCCGCCAAGCAGGCTGGAGAAGCGCTTTGAAATGCTGTGGCGGGCGCTGGGTGGACCTGAGTTGGAAAAGGAATTCCGATTTCATCCCGTGCGGAAATGGCGAGCGGACTTCGCTCACCAGGAATCGAAAACCCTGATTGAGATCGAAGGCGGCATCTACGTGAACGGTCGCCACAACCGCGGGGCGGGGTTCGCCGCCGATCTGGAGAAATACCTCGAAGCCACCTTGGCCGGATGGCATGTCGTCCGCCTCGGACCAAACGAACTGACGACGGCTCACATCGAACGCCTCGTTTCCCTGGTGCGTGCGAGTTGACTCCCGGCGCGAGGCATGGATTTCAAACCGCTCCGCGTCCTCGTCACCGGCTCGTCCGGTTTCATCGGCACCCACGTCGTCCGCCACCTCGCCGCAGCAGGCCACAGGATCATCGGCTTCGACCTGATCCCGCCCGAGGATCGGTTTCCCGACGGCAGCATCTACCTTTGCGGCGACATCAGAACCGCCCGCCTGCCCCACGAAGGTATCGACGCCGTGGTTCATCTCGCCGCTCTTGCGGGGGTGCGCCCCTCGATGGACCGCCCGTTCGACTATGATTCAACCAACGTGACGGGCACCATGCGACTTCTGGAGCATTGCCGAATCCACGGCATCCCGCATTTCGTTTTCGCCTCATCGTCCAGTGTCTATGGACCGGACACGACGTTGCCAGCCGAGGAAACAACCACCCCCGACCCGTGCAGCCCATACGCGCTGACCAAACTTCACGGTGAACAATGGGGCCGACTCTACTCCCGGCTCCATGGCCTGCGCTTCCTCGCCCTGCGGTTCTTCTCCGTCTGGGGTCCCGGTCAGCGCCCCGACCTTGCCCTGGAAAACTTCCGCCGCAAGATCGAGGCGGGCCAGCCGGTCGTCATCAACGGCGACGGCAGCCAACGCCGCGACCTCACCCACGTCGAGGATGTGGCCCGGGCGATCGAATTGGCGCTCCACTGGCCCGGTCCCGGTTCGGCCGTCCTGAACGTTGGCACCGGCAAAAACCACTCCGTCATGGACATGCTGGAAGCCGCCACGAAAACCGCCGCCGCTTTACAGATTTCGGGGTCCAGCTTTACTGTTTTTACACCTGCCGTGACCTACCAGGAAGGGCATCCAGCGGACGTGCCGGAAACGCTTGCATCCCTTACGGCAGTAGGAAAAGAACTCGGTTGGCAACCCCGTATTTTCTTCCCAAAAACGCCCGATTCCGACGCAAAAAAAGTGTAAAGCTGAAAATGGCACCTTTCATAGGATTTGGATGGGGGTGGGGAGACCCGAGGACTGGGACGCTCTCGTAAATAGATTTCCTCCTCACAGTCAATGGGTTACGACTGACTCAAGCGTTTGCTTGTCGTAATTTCTGATAGAAATCTAGTGGCACAAGAACAGCATAAAAGCAAGCGACTGGAAATCCGACGTTCCACAATTTTTGCAATGGCGTCAATCACCTCAACTGCTATCTCCCTTGCCAACTCTGATCGTTCCACTGCGAGCTCCAACCATGAATCTCCTGAAGTCCCTCTGCTATCTGGCTTTCGCGCTGCCCTTGCTGGTCTCTTCCGTCCACGCGGCGGTGGTGAACGCGACTTTCAATTCGGCCGCCGATATTCCCGTCACCGCCGCAAGCTACACGGCCACCGGCAATACGGTGAACCTGACGCTCAACTTCGCGCCGGGAGTCGGCACGAACTTGAAGATCGTGGACAACACCGGACTACCGTTTATCCAAGGGAGCTTCAGCAACCTCGCTCAGGGACAGAAAGTCACCATAACCTATGGCGGAATCGGCTACGATTTCGTGGCGAATTACTATGGCGGAGACGGCAACGATCTGGTGCTGCACTGGGCGAATAATCGGGTTTTTGCATGGGGTCGCAACTATTCAGGACAACTTGGCGACAATACCAACACCAATCGGACAATTCCTACACCAGTATTTTCGATCAACTCACTTACTGGAAAGACGGTAATCTCTGGCGCAACAGGGGATGTCCACAGTATGATTCTTTGTTCTGACGGCACGGTCTTTGCCTGGGGTGCCAACTCGGATGGCCAGCTTGGAAACAACAGCACCGTCGCTAGCAAAATTCCGATTAACATCAATTCTTTCGGAGTCCTCTCAGGAAAAACTGTCGTCGCCATTGCAGTTGGAAGAAGTCACAACCTTGCGCTCTGTTCTGATGGAACACTCGCCGCATGGGGATACAATGGCAGCTTCGCACTAGGCAACAATACTAAAAATAGTAGCGGAGTTCCAATCGGAATCAATTCGTTCGGAGTTCTCTTAGGAAAGACAGTGGTAGCTATTGCCGCAGGTGAAGAACGAAGTCTCGCCCTGTGTTCAGACGGAACACTAGCCGCCTGGGGATCGATCGGCGGCACAAATACGCTCATTCCTGTTGCGATAAGCTACTCGGGTTCGTTTGCCGGAAAACTAATAAAGTCGATTTCTACTGGTGGAGATCATAGCCACATCTTATTCTCAGATGGAACAGTCGCTTCATGGGGCTACAACTCCTTCGGTCAATTGGGTAACAATTCGACCGCTAATGCAACTGGAACAACAACCCCGGTTGCTGTATTCACAAGCGGCATCCTCAATGGAAAATACGTCAAATCGATTGCAACAGGAGGTTACCACAGCAGCGCACTTTGCTCCGATGGAACCTTAGCGGCCTGGGGCAGAAACGATTATGGGCAACTTGGAGATAGTTCAGTCAGCAATAGTAGTGTTCCAGTGCTAGTCAGTTCCTCGGGGGTTTTGTCCGGAAAAGCTGTGGTTGCCATCGCCGCGAGCGCAAGGCACAGCATGGCACTGTGTTCTGACGGGTCTCTCGCCGCATGGGGATCTAATGACTACGGAATGCTTGGCGTTGGCACCGCGATCACAAGCAGTCTGGTGCCAGTTGCCGTGAATGCCACGTCTTTAATTGCAGGAGAACAATTCTCGGTTCCTCTATTAGGAATTTCATACCAGCACAGTCTGGCACTAGTTGTGTCCCCTCCTTGGCCGAAAGCTGATACAGCAACGGCCACCTCGCTCACCAGCAGCAGCGCCGCTCTCAACGGCACGGTGAATGCCAACTCCAACAGCACTACGGTTTCTTTCGAATACGGTCTCACCACTTCCTATGGCAGCACAGTGTCGGCCACTCAATCACCTGTGGTTGGAAATTCGGACACCGCCGTGAGCGCCAACATCACCGGCTTGGTAGCGGGCACAACCTACAATTACCGCGTGAAGGCGGTAAACGCGCTCGGCATAACCTATGGCTCGAACATGACGTTTATCGCCGCCAGCAATAACGCCAACCTCTCCGGGCTTACGCCTGGGACCGGGACGCTTGCACCATCGTTCAATGCGAACACTACCGAATACGCTTTCAACGTTTCCAACACGACCACTTCGATGACCATCCGCCCGACCTTGGCGGATACCACAGCCACGGCGCGGGTGAATGGAATCGTCGTCAACTCCGGCACCTACAGCGGCGCGATCAATCTCGCGGTCGGTCCGAATGTCATCAGCGTGGAAGTTACCGCGCAGGATGGAGTTACGATCAAAACCTACAACGTTACCGTCACGCGCTTGAGCGCTAACGCGGATCTCGCATCGCTGGTTCCGATTACGGGCACGCTTTCTCCGGCGTTTGAAAGCGCCACGATCAGCTACACCATGACGGTGCCCTACGAGGTGACCGGCCTGAGGATCACACCCACGGTGGCGGATGCGACGGCTACTGTGAAAGTCAACACCGTGAGCGTCATTTCCGGCAGCCAGAGTGCAACGATTGCCCTGAACTTGGGCAGCAACACCATCACCACCGTGGTCACGGCACAGAACGCCACCACGAAAACCTACACGCTGACAGTAACCCGCCAGCCTCTAGTCACGACCTACAATTCGGCCGCAGATGTGCCTGTTACAGTGAGCGCGCTCACTGTAACAGGCAACTCGGCCAGCCTCGGCTTGAACTTCGCGCCCGCGTCAGGGACCAGCCTCACCGTCGTCAACAACACCGGCCTAGGGCCGATTGTTGGAACTTTTTCGAACCTGGCCCAGGGACAAGTGATTGCTTTGACCTACGGCGGCGTGATCTATCAATTCGTCGCCAACTATTACGGCGGCACTGGCAACGATCTGATTCTTCAATGGGCGAACACCCGGCTGCTTGGCTGGGGCTCAAACAGCAATGGTCAACTGGGCAACAACGGGGTGGTCGATAGTTCCCTGCCCACCCAGGTCAATCGGACCGGAGTGCTTGCGGGAAAGGTCGTCACCGCGCTTGCCACCGGAGCGAATCACAGCCTCGCACTTTGCTCGGATGGCACCCTGGCCGCATGGGGTTACAATGGCTACGGGCAACTCGGCAACGGCAGCACGACCGACAGCCTAATTCCGGTGACTGTAAGCACGGCAGGAACGCTCTCGGGTAAAACCGTCGTCGCCATCGCAGCAGGGCAATTTCACAGCCTCGCGCTCTGTTCGGACGGCACGCTGGCCGCATGGGGATACAATTTTTATGGCCAACTCGGCAACGGCCTTACCAGCCAGAGCCTCACACCCGTGGCGGTGAGCAAGACCGGCGTTCTTTCTGGAAAAAACCTGACTGCGGTAGCGACTGGAGCCTATCACAGCTTTGCTCTTTGCTCGGACGGCACGCTTGCCGCGTGGGGATACAACGGTAATGGAGAGCTGGGCAATGGTGGGACGGGATACAGCGTGCTTCCCGTGACTGTGGACAGCTCCGGCGTGCTCGCAAACAAGATGATCAACGCGGTCTTCGCGGGTTCATTCCATAATTTCGCCCTTTGCTCGGATGGAACACTGGCGGGCTGGGGCTACAACGGCTACGGGCAGTTGGGAAACAACAGCACGGAAGGCAGCAGTGTGCCGGTCTTGGTGGACACTTCGGGAATCCTTTCTGGCAAGACAATCCTCACCGCAGCAGCAGGCTATTACCATGGTGCCGCGCTATGCAGTGACGGGACACTGGCGACATGGGGATACAACGGCAATGGCGAGTTGGGCAATGGTGGCAATGGTGGCAATGTGGCGAGTCTGGTGCCGGTGGCCGTACAAACGGGTGGAGTCATCGCGGGGAAGACCGTTTCCAGCCTGTCATCCGGCGCGGTGTACAATCTCGCGCTGTGCGCCGATGGGACGCTGGCCTCGTGGGGGTTCAATAGTGATGGAGAACTTGGCAATGGATCGCTTTCCAACAGCAATGTGCCGGTAGCGGTCAGCTCATCGGCGCTCAATCCGGACGAAAGATTCGCCGGAGTCAAAAGTGGCTCCACGTCGTTGCACAGCTTGGCGCTGGTAGCCTCGCCGCCACCGCCGGTGGTGACTACGCTCGCAGCGACTTCGATCACCGCCACCAGCGCGGTGCTGAACGGCAGCGTGAACGCAAATGGCAGCAACACGACTCCTTCGTTTGACTACGGATTGACCAGTTCCTACGGCAGCAGCATTGCAGGGACTCCCGCCGCGATCACCGGCAGCGGTGCCACGGCGGTCTCCGCAACGCTCACCGGTTTGAATCCCGGAACCACCTATCATTACCGGATCGTCGGCACCAGCAATGGTGGCGTCACCCGCAGTGCCAATGTGATTTTCACCACTTCCGGCTACAACGCGAATCTCTCGAACCTTGCCCTGAGCTCAGGGATTCTGGATCCGGTTTTCTCATCTACGACCACCGGCTACACAGCCACGGTTTCCAGCAACACCAGCACCATCACGGTCACGCCGACCGTGGCGACGCCTACTTCCACGGTGAAAGTTAATGTAGCCTCGGTCACTTCAGGTGCCCCAAGCATGCCGGTCTTCCTGATGCCTGGAAACAATACGATCACCGTGCTGGTCACAGCCCAGGACGGCGTGACGACCAAGAGCTATACGGTGAATGTCAACCGTCTCTCCGCAGCGCCAGAAATCGAGGTGACTCAGGCCGGCATCAACATCCCGGCTGGCGGAGCCAAGAGTTTCGGTGTGGCCAGCGGCGGCCGGAGCACAAGTCTGACATTTGTCATCAAGAACACTGGCAATGCGGATTTGACCGGCTTGCAGACCAGCATCGATGGCACGGATGCGGCATCTTTCAGCGTAACATCCGCTCCAACCAGTCCGGTAGCTGGCCCGACGGGAAGCACCACCATGACAGTGAGGTTTTCGCCCGCAACCAGCGGTCCCAAAACCGCCGAACTTCACATCGCCAACAATGACAACGACGAGAACCCATTCAACATCACCCTTACGGGTACGGGGCTTTCATCAACCCAGGATACTGACGGCGACGGCCTGAATGACGCAGCGGAATTCCAAATGGAGGTGCTGGGGTTCAACTGGCAGACGAGCCAACCGGAAATGGTGGCCACCTACTTTGCGAACGCCGGGACCGGCGGTCTTTACACAGCTGATCAGATTCAGGCTATGCAGGTGGGGACTCCATTGCTTTCCAAAGACCCGGCGACCGGTTTATTCAAGCTGACCCTCGGTTTGCAAAAAGCCGCCGATTTAAGCCATTTCACGCCATTTCCCATGACCGCGCCGCAAACCACGATCAACGGCGATGGCAAACTGGAGTTTCTATTCAGTTCACCTGACAACGCGGCCTTCTTCCGGGTGGAAGCGAAATGATTGGAAACTGACAATCATACTATGATCGATCTCGACAGAGCTATTTTGGGAATCAATGATCAGGACTCATTACCCCAACCACATCTCCAAATCCGCCATCGCCGCCCTGACGTTCCCTGCTGCTCCTGCCGCGATCATGCGGGTGGTGGCAATAGGGACGGACCACCGCCTCGCGAGGAATGCCGCGAGAACCTCGTTTTCCGGTGGCTGGAGGCGGACCGATTGAAACCGGGTTTGGAACCGTTCGGTCAGACTTCCAAGATCGAGGTTCGTGGTGCCGAGGAACGCATGGCCTGGCTTCATCCGGTCGAGATAGGTGAGCAGCATGTCCTGCGCATCCTTGGAGCATCGGTCCAACTCATTCACGACTTTGACCGACCACGATCCAAAGAGCGATCCGTAGGCGAGTGAGCGTGTCCAGTCACGGGCGAGTTCAAGTCCAACTTCCTTGCCGTTCACATCATCGATGGCGACGGGGTGGCTGGCGAGCGTGCGGGCGATCATGTTCACCAAACTTGTCTTGCCGATGCCGGGAGCACCGGACACTAACAGCTTGATTGGTTGGTTGGGGTTCGTCCGCAGGCGATCGGCCTTTCGCATCAACACGTCCGCCACCTTGCCCGCCTGCCCCACGAAATCCGCAGGACAGGACGGGACGAAGCAGGTCGGCGCAACTGGTGACTTACGCGGCATCACTCGCCGCCTTTCCAGCACGGGTGTTGAGGATCAGATCGGCGATGGCCTGAGCACCCTTGCGGTAGAGCACCACAGCCAGCAACTCGCCATCAACATACACGGCCCAATGGCGGGTGCGGTAGCCGTCCGACTTGAGGTAGGGTTTGACCTCGATCATGCGGACCACCCCTCCCTTCTGGCGCGTGTGTTCAAGTCGCGGACGTTGAGACCGTATTTCTCTGCCGTCTTGCGCGGATCCCCGTAGCGGCGGAAGTGGCGTTTCACGAGGTTCCAGTCCGGCTCGGGTGGCGTGTCCGGCAGAATGGCGAGCGGGTCGAAGCGGGTGGGACGCTCAGGTTCATTCGGCCTCTGCTCCAATGCAGCCAGTCGGCGGAGGATTGGTTTCAGGCGATCCATCACAAGCGCCTCAACGTCGGCGGGCACCGGAGTTTGAATCGGCGCTCCACCGGCCAGTTCGGCAATCCTGGCGTCCACGATCTCGCGGATCAGGTCCACCGGAATCTCGGTGATGGAATACACGATGCCGCTCAGGCTTTCGAGGCCCAGCAGCTTCTTCATTTCCCGGCGTGCATCGCGGGGGCTGTCGGCTTGGAGACGATCATCAAAGACGATCTCGGTGCCGCGGCTTGCTATCAGTTTGTAGGTGCGTTTCATGGTTTTGCTTCGTGTTGAATAGTGAGGGTTGCGAGAACGGCTTCGACATCGGCGAGGCGGAATCTCACGGCTTTGCCGAGTTTGATGTAGGGAATGAGTCCGCTCATTCGCCACGAGTAGAGCTGACGGCGGCAGATCCGCAGGTAATCGGCCAGTTCCTGCTCGGTGTAGAGGTGCTGGTGATCCTCGCGTGGAGAGCCGACCAGCATCGGTGAGAATTGGATGGTGGCTTTCATGGCTGTTCGGTGTTGAAGCATTCTTCCGCCCATTCGCGGGCGGCGTGGGTGATGGTGGCGACGAACTTCTGTGGGTCTGCCGCCAGCGGGTTCTCTCCCATCAGATCATGGAAGCTGTTGAGCGCCGAAGTCACGGCGGCTTCTAGCAGAATTTGTGGATCGTCGAGTTCCAGCGCGGTTTCCCAATAGCCGATGCGTTCGATCAACACGGGATACTTGCGGGCGTCCGGCAGCGGTTCCTGGCGCAAGGGTCCGTTTTGATAACTCTTGCGGCCAATCGTCGCGATGGCTGGGATGAAATCCCGTCCCTTGGCGCTCGCCCACAGCAAGGCATGGGCGTCGATTTCAAAGGCAGGTTGGAACGTGCGGTTCACGGGGTCTCCGATCTGCACGACTGGTTTGGTCATGGTCTTCATGGTGTCTGTTTTTTGGTTCATGGTTTCGTTGTAGAGGGCACATCCGGTCAGCTCAGGTATCCGAGTTGCCGCAGGTGTCCGAGAAATCGAGATAGGGCTGGTGGTGGCTATCCGCAGACTGCGTATCTTTGGGCGCAAAAAGTGACGGCTTGCTCAGGCCATAGGTGAATCCGAGGTTGCTCGCCTTCATGCCGCCCCACTCACGCCAGTCGCCGTAGAGTTCGGTGAAGTCGCGGTCGAAGAACACCCACCTGCCGGGGAGCCGGTCGAGCGTGTCCATGCCGCAGAGATCGACCAAGGACGCGGCGACGCGGGTATCGGACAACAGGCCGTCGGGCATTCGATGCTTGGGCATCCGCCGCATGGTCTCGCGCCACTGGCACCACGTTCCATTGTGGAAGAGCACGGCGCGGGCATGGCCGGACAACCGGGTCGTTGCTTTCGCGGACACCGGGAACGGGTGGCACAGCTTGGGTGTCACCTCCCCAACGCTCGCCCACCGGAAGTGGATCACGATCTCGCCGGACAATTCTGGGAGCAGGATTTCAAGATCATCGGGTTCGAGTCCCTTGAACCAGCGCACCACTCCGTCTTCCCGCCATGCCACACCGGCACCGTGGGGGTTCGCTTCGTGGCAGGCAGCGAGGGTTTTTCTATCAGGACGTACATCGGCGGGGCATACGAGGATTACACACATGGTTTTCGTTTGGTTAGAGGTTGGCGTAGGGGAAGCGGGAATCGAAGCGGCGGCACATCCGGTCAGCGATCTTCCGGTAGTGCTTGAATTCCGAGTGCAGGGGGCCGACCAGACCCAAGGCGACGGGGCGCTTTGACCCGGTCCATCCGAGGTAATCCCAGAGGAAGCGGAGAGCGTCCTTCGCGGTGGCCGTGCGTTTCGCCTGCGACTTGTTCTTCGAGAAGGCACCGAGGCATTCGACTTCGGCGGCGCGGCGGCAAAGGCCCAACACCGTGGCAAGGTGGTGCATGAGCTTGTGGCGATTGAGCGTGCCGGCGAAGACCCGGAATTCGATCACGCCGTGGGTGAAGAGCTTTTTGAAATTGATCATCCCGCGTCCACACCGGCTGGCGGCGTCGGCTTTCCTGGCAGGATTACTGTTGCGTTCCATCTGGCGGACCAGAGTTCCAACGTCCTCGCCGAGCGTGTGGCTGTATCGGTTCAGATGGCGTCCGGTTCCAGTTTGGCCGTAGAGGCTCATGGCGTGCCACCGTGCGATGTGGGCGAGCTTGCGACCGTATTCGCTCATGGCTTGCGGATCGTCCGTGCCGATGATGGAAGCGACACCCACGGTGATATGGACGCCGCATGAGCCGTTCACGTTCGCCCCGATGGCGTTGGCCCACTCGACGAATTGAAGTAGGTGTTCGACACCCTCGCCGCCTTGGAGGATGGGTGAAACAAACTCACATGCCATGCGGCCCGGGATGGTGCGGATGGAACCGTCACGTTCGGCCTTCCAGTGATTGCCGTTGAAGGTGGGCGCGGTGAGGTGCTGGGTGGTTCCGTTGGCGGCTCCCACAGTCACGGCAGAGCCGAAGTGGTAGCCGCCGACAACGATGCCGGACATGGCGGGAATGGTGGTTTCGAGTTCAACTCCGAAGGTGATGGATTCGGCTTTGGGATCTTGCGGTTTCATTTGTGGATCTGGTTGGAATCTGAGGCCGGTGAGCCAATGAGTGGCGCGTTCCGACATCCTCCTTCCTGCCAGCCACCCGCGTCGTTTGTCGCGCACCATCCGCACGCCAATTCGCACCATTTTTATCGGCCATTTATTGCCGTTAGGTGCCGTTGGCATGCGGATTGAACAGGGCCGCAAATCACATGTCCCATGACTCGCGGAAACCGATGAACTTCGGAAACCGGGGTGCTTCTTTCGCACCGCTTGGCTGGTGGCTGAACTTCACCACCTTCCCCACCAACACCTCGCGTTTCATCCAGAGGGTCACCCGGTCGATGCCGCCGACGACATGGTTGTAGCCGAGGCGGAATTCCACGCCGGTTGAGAGATGGCGGACAATGAACCCGCCAAGTTCTCCCCGGCCAATCATGCCAGCCTGGGCGAGACTGCGTTTCGTGCGTCCGAAGGCGTCCTGTTCGGCGGCGTTCTGATTGGTCATGCCCTCGTAAGGTTCAAGCACCACGGCTTCCGCATCCTCGAATCGTTTGATCTTGAGCAACCACGCTTCGCGCTCGGTCGAACGTCCGCACTTGTAGGGTGAATGTGGAGTGCGGACCATCACGCCCTCGTATCCAGCGGCGATGCACTCTTCCTCGAAGAGGATCAGTTCACCAAGGTTGCAGATCATCTGCGGCAGCACTTTGACGATGCGCACCGAATCAGGCAGAGCGGTGAGCTGGTTCATGCGTTCCACATACGGCGTGGTAATGGAATCGGTGACGTAGTCGAAGACATGGAAGACGAAGTCCGGCTGGCCGTCACGGGCACCGATCGCACTGGTGGTTTGATTGAAGGTGCCGTCGCGCAGCATGAGTTCGCCGTCCACACCGTCGGGGAGGTTGGCTTCGATCCACTCGCGGGCGAACCGGTTGGAGATCGGCTTGTATGATCGCGTGAGCGCCTTGCCGCCGATCTTGAGACAGCGGATGCCGTCGAGTTTCGGCGTGGCGAGCACGGGGAATGGCAGGAGGTGTGGGTTCTCGCATTTGGAGGCGAGCATCGGCTTGGTAATGGCATTCATGGTATCTGTGGGTCGGAGGGTTGAGCGTTCCGACATCCTCCTTCCTGCCAGTCAATTTCGTCGTTTGTCGCGTGCCATCCGCACACCGGTTCGCACCATAATTTGCAACCATTTCACATCGGTTGGTGCCGTTGGCATACGAATTGAATAGACCACAATTCAGCCATGAAATGACCGTGAATCCGGCAACCTCTGGAATGCCGCGTAATCAGCCGTAGAGGCTCACGACCCCCGCACAAGGGATGGCAATATGGTCGGCCCTCTCATCCACCATCCGCGTTTGTTAGTCTGCCGTTAGGCGCGGAAAAGCACCGTTGGCATGCGGATTGAACAGCCGCCGCGTCAGTATTCTGACGGCAGCAAGATTGTCGTCATCGACCTGTCGTGCTCGGTGATGATGTAGATCGACCCGCCCGGCGTGGCAAAGCGGCTGAGAAGACGGGTGCCGTCCTTGAGCGAGTGCTCGTTCGCCTCTTTGTCTTCGGCGCAGAGTTCATCACCCCAATCGCCACAGTGGTGACGGCGGAGGTATTTGGTCAGGTCCACGTCCAGCGCAAGTGCGCCGGGGGTAGCGTATATTTTCCCAAGCGGGAAGCGGGGTTGCATCAGGTGTATGCCCATGGGATCTCAGTGGTTGGTGGTTTATCAGGAATCAATCAGGTTGTCGAACAGGCCGGGAATGAATGGATTGAGCGCTTCATGCTCGGCTTTGAAGAACTCGGCCTTGGTCTTGCCCATCTTGCGCCCCTGCGGCGTGTGGCAGTCATAGGCGTAGTCAGGGATGGCCACGTATTCGCCCGCCTGTTCGAGTTCATCGGTGAGGGTTTCAGGGTCCAAGCCAGCCTGCTGGTCATAGACGAAGTTTTGCAGGTGATCGGGATCACGGCTCTTCTTGGCGAGGCTCAGCAGGATCACCGCCTTGGAAATGAAGATGCGGCCTTTCGGCGTCTTCGATGGCGTGTTGCGATTGATTTCGGTGTAGCTGTCGTGCAGCGCCTTGACCTCCGCCGTGAGGATGCCCCAGCAGTCCTCCGCGCTCACGGTGAGCAGACGCCGCCAGACATACTGGCCGAATCCGCTCGCCCAAAGTTCGAGTGCCCAATATCCGGCCAGCTTTGCGTCACCGCGCCGGATCGCCTTCTGCATCGCGCTCGAAACTCCAGGGAAGGAGTATCCGCGCTTGGTGTGTAAGTGATAACTCATCGTCTGCTAGAATGTCAGTTTGGCACACGAGGTGAAAGCAGTATTGGACGCCATTTATCACAGCTTCACCGATTGCCGACGTGGCGCGTCCATCGACACGCGGTCCTGGCTCTTGTAGGTTTCAAGACGGATGTGAGCCTTCCACTTGCGCTTGAGGTATCGCTTCTCTGTGGCAATGCGTTCCTCGCTTCGGAACAGGCTGTTGCCGCCGAGGTTCTTGTCGCGTTCCTGGACAAAGCAGAACCGCGCTTCATTCCAAACAAGCCGATTGTCCATCAACTCTTGCAACGTGGCGTCGATGTCGCACTTGCATTTGAGAAGCTCGTCCCACTTCGGCACGCCGCCCTTTTCGTCGCGCACCACACCGACAGCCCCGCCGACCCAGTGGTTCACTCCGAATGGATCGTTGCGTTGCAGAAGCCGTGGATCACTCCGCTGATGCCAGCCAAACAACCGTGCCCCGGCACCACGCGCACACCACGCAGAGTTTTCAAGCATGGCGATGGTTTCGGCGATGGACAGTTTCCGGCACCGAAGGGACACCATGCAAACGCACGCGGAAATATCGTCGTCGAGCATGACGATGGCGTCGTCCTTGAAATGCCGCAGCACCCAATTCCGCACGGCACTGATGCCGGCGATCTCGTCAGGGATGGTTTCGATTTCCAGCCCGGTGTGCCGGTAATGCTCAGCCTCGCTTACGGGAACGAGCAGCGTCGCCGTCGGGAATAGCTTGTGGCTGGTGATCGAGCGGCTTCGGCTCCGGGACAGAATCACCAAGCGAAGTTTCAACGGGCGGAATTCCGGCCATGCTGGCGCGGCGGCAGAGTTCAATGAGTCGTTTTCCATGGAGCACACGGCCAATGCCGATTTTTTTGGTTCTGCGGGTGATCGAGTAGTCAACTTCGGACACCCCCATGAGTTGAAGCACCTGCATCCAATCCCGCAGGTCGTGGAACATGAACACGAGATAGTCGTGAGTCTCAAATGCCTGGCATTCCATCCGGGGGATCGTTTCAAGTTCATCCTCGGGATTCCCCGCGTCGTCCATCAGCTTGCGGATCTCGTCCTCCATGAAGCCGGTCAGCTCGATGTCGAAGTCGGGATCTGCGTCAGCGATGGATTTGAGCACCCGCCGCAGATCGTCTTCATCGAGTTCGGCGAGTTCTGAAAGCCGGTTGTCGGCCAGCAGGTCGGCCAGTTCTTCCGCTTCGCTCGCATAGTCCTGCTCGTCCACTGGGATCGTTTCGCAACCAATGAGCAACGCCGCCTCCAATCGTCCATGACCGCGCACGATCAGACCTGAGCGTTTCGAGACGGTAACGGGATTGCGCCAACCCTGTTCCTGGATGATCGAGGCAAGAAGCTGGATCTGGTGGGCGCTGTGCCGGTTTGGGTTGACCGGATTCGGTTTCAGCATGTTCGGATCAACGAGGGCGGTGTGGGCGCAATGCACGGGGATGCTCATATCCCCTGCCCCATCGTCAACCTTGACACCGCCCAACCATTTATCCGTAGTCTGCGGACACCATTATGGATCACGCAACCTTCGCCCAACTGCTCCGCAAATGGAGGGAACGCAACGGTTACAGCCAGCGCGACGCCGCCGTGGTGTTGAAGGTTTCAAAACGCAGCCTGGAGAACTGGGAGCAGGAACGGGCGATGCCGCAGGGTTTCGGACTTCAAGCAATGCTGGAAATCATCCAGCCCAAGCGGAAACGAAAATGATGGCCGGTTGACGCCTCCGCAATCTGCGGATGGAAGCCCTATCACCCGACATCGCCAAAAAACTGCTTTCCCGCGACTTCGCGAACCTGGTCGGTCGTGTCCAGAAGGGCGGCAAGCTGACTCGTGCCGAACGCGCCATGCTGCAAACAATGGCCACCGGGAGCGGGGCGGCACCGGCAACCGCCGCATCCTACGTCGAATTGGCCGCCATCCTGGGAGTCACCCGCCAGTCGCTCAACAACTGGAAGAAGCGCAAGGACGCGCCAAAGCCTGCCGCCAACGGCATGCACGACGTGGCCGCGTGGCGGGAGTTCATGCGCCGAAACGATCTGAAGGGTGGTGAGATTGAGCAGCCCGGTGACATCGAATCGTCGCTCAAGGCCCGCAAGTTACTCGCAGAAGTGGAAGAACGGGAATTGCGGCTCGGCATCCGGCGCGGCGACTACGTGGCCGTCGAGGAAGTCCGCCAGGCGTGGACCGAGTTCGTGGCGCAGGCAACGTCGATGCTCCGCAAAAAGTTCGAGCAGGAATTGCCGCCGATTCTATCGGGCCTCGATGCCACCGGCATTCAGGAGGAAGCCCGCCGCGCCATCGACGAGGTGTTGACGATCCTCCATCAGGGCGAATGAAGACAGTCGAGCCAGCCCGCAGAAAACTTGAACGCATCTGGCGCAATGCCTGGCGTCCGCCCGATCGTCGTCCCCCGTGGGCATGGTGCGAGGAACACATCACCTCGATCCCATACTCACCCATTCCCGGCCGGTTTCGCTCGGCCAACTCGCCATGGATGCGCGAGCCGATGGAAGCCTTGGTCGATCCGAAGATCCGCATCGTGAGCATCATCGCCGCGATCCAAAGCGGTAAAACCAGCGTCGGTGAACTCGGACTCGCACACATCATCGCCAACCATCCAGGCCCGACGCTGTGGCTCGACCAGACCGACGATGACGCGAAGGACCAAAGCGAAAGTCGGCTCCAGAAACTCTTCGACGAATGCAATCCAGTCAGCGCCCTCTATCCGGCCAACCGTCACAAGAAGCGCCTCGCCACGGTCCACTTCAACAATGGCATGACGCTGTGGGTGCTGGGGGCGCACAACAAAACCAACCTCCAGCGACGTTCGATTCGCTGGCTCATCGGTGACGAGACGTGGCGGTGGCCCACCGGCCATATGGCAGAAGCCGAAGCCCGTGTCACCGCGTTCGGTTGGCTCGGCAAGTGCCTGTTCATGTCACAAGGTGGAGAGGACGACGACGACACCCACCGCAAATACGAAAGCACCGACATGCGCGAGTGGACGTTTGAGTGTCCGCACTGCCACCAGCGCCAGCCGTTCAAGTGGGAGCAAGTCGAGTGGAGCAAGGACGCCCGCGACGAATCCGGCGAGTGGGATTTCCAGAAAGTCCGCGACACCACCTCGATGCGCTGTGCGTCGTGCAATCACTACTTCGAGGACAGCGACCGCACCCGCCGCGAACTCAATCTCAGCGGCAAGTATGTCGTCATGAATCCGAACGCGCCGAAGGAGAACGCCGGATTCCACTGGAACGCCATGTGTGCGATGAGCTGGGGCCGTCTCGCCGAACTCTATCTCCGCGCCAAGGCCGCCGCACGCAAGGGTGACGTGAGTTTGATCCAGCAGTTCTATCAAAAGCGTCTCGCCCTCGCATGGCGCGAGTATCTGGAAGACTACAAACTCGACATCGTCCCGGGCGGCTACCTGAAAGGCGAAACCTGGGACGGCGAGGCGGGCGTGGATGCCCATGGCCGATTGGTCCCGGCTGGCGAACCGTGCGCATGTCCACTCCGCATCCTCACGGTCGATTGCCAGATGGATCACTTGTTCCTTGTTGTCCGCGCATGGGCGGAGGACGGATCCAGCCGACTGATTTGGAACGAGCGGATCCTGACCTTCACCGACGTTGAATCCGTTCAGGAGCGTTTCGGCATTCATCCAAACCTCGTCTTCGTCGATGCCGGCCACGCCACCTATGACGTCTATCGCGAATGCGCGGCTCACGGATGGACGGCCCTCATGGGCGACAAGCGGGCGACGTTCACCCACAAGGTCAAAGGTCGGAAGTCGGTGGAGCGGTTCTATTCGCCGCGCAGGAAAGTTGTTCTCGGCCGGGGCCAATCGTGCTCCGTGTTCTATTGGTCGAACCTCAACATCAAGGACACGCTCGCCCGCTTGCGCCGGAATCAAAACCCGGACGACGGCCCGGTATGGGAAGTGCCCGACGACATCGACGACGACTATCTCGCCCAGATGGAAAGCGAGCACCGCATCAAGAAGAACGGCAAGTGGTTGTATGAGAGGATCGGTTCCCGACCGAACCATTACTACGACTGTGAGGCGGAACAGGTCGCCGCCGCCACCATGCTCAAGATCGTGGGACGTGAAGCGGTGGCATCCGCGCCAGTTGACACCTCGGACGAGGAGCCATGAGAACCGAAATCCTACTCGCCGCCCTGTCGCTCCTGCTCCCGTCCTGCATGACACCTCCGATTACCGGCAACCTCACCACGGGCGACGGTCAGATCAAGGTGCATCCAGACGGTCGTTTTGAAATCATCGTCGAACCCCGCACCTCCAAGTAAGCCATGAGCACGTTCAGCGACTGGTTCGAATCCCAGAAATTCCGGCACTTCGGCGCGAGCGAGTTCGAATCCTACTTCGCCGCGCAGCGAAAAGGAGTGAAGAACAGCCAACCGCCGAAGAGGCTCTGGAAAAACATCGTGCACACGCTCCGCATAGTGGACGAACTGCGCGAGTCATTCGGCAAGCCATGCCGCATTCTGAGTTCGTATCGCTCGCCAGACTACAACAAGACAGTCGGCGGCGCACCTCTCAGCCAGCACAAGGAATTCACGGCCCTCGACATCACCATCGACGGTATCAGCCCGCAGCGGGTCTATGATCGTTTGATCGAATGGCGGAGGGCCGGCAAGTTCACCGGAGGTCTCGGACTCTATCCGTCGTCCGGTTTTGTCCACATCGACACGCGGGGCAACAACGCCACATGGCGTGGTCGTTGACACCCGCCGCCGTGCATGGCTCGCGGACTATTCATTACCGGATTCACAGTTTCAGAGGTGCTCGCCATTCAGCGGCGGGCGAAGGAACTCATTCTCGAAGGCAAGACAATCATGAACTGGAACGACGCGGACACATCCACCGCCAAGCAGTTCACCATGCCAGTCGATCAGGTGCTTGAGGAATGCGGACACGCGCTCCGTGTGCTCGATCCAGCCACCTACGGCAAACCCCGCATCGCCGCCGTCTCCTTCATCTCTGGCTACCTCCCGAAATGACCAGTCTCAAAAACATCGCCATGCGTTGGCTGCCGCCCATCTTCGTCCCGAAGGCGTGGGGATCTCCGTTCGAGGCTGCAAACTGGTCGCCCCGCCGTGGCACCGTGCCGGGAGCCTCACCCACCGATGCCCGCAACGAACTCACCCCCGGTGTCCGCACCGAACTGGTCCGCAAGTCGCGCTACCTCCACAAAAACAGCGGGTTCATGAGGGAACTCGTCGCCAACATGGCGATCTACTCGACCGGCGACGGCATCCGCGTCCAGGCCCAATCACCCAAGCCGGAATGGAACCGCGCCGCCGAAGCCTACTTCGCCCTGTGGTCAGCCCGCTGCGAGGTGACGCGCCGGTTTTCGTTTGAGGAATGCCAGGCGCTCGTCTGCCGGGGCATGGACATTGACGGCGAATACTTCATTCACAAAACCCGCGATGGCGACGGCGAGCCACGCATCCAGTTGATTGAGTCCCATCGCATCGGCGACGAGTTCGGATCGAAGGACACCATCGACGGCGTGGCCCTCGATGGCTGGGGCGCACCGATCTTCTATCGAGTCCTGGAGGACAACGGCAAGGGGCGCGATCTGCCGGCCCCGGCGATTCTCCACATCCACGAACCGGAATGGGCGGGCGGTGTTCGTTCTCATCCGACGATCCAGCATTCGATCAACCACGTTCTCGATGAAATGGAACTTCTCGCACTTGAAAAACATGCGGTGAAGGACAACGCCGACGTTTCACGAATCCTCAAAACGGCACGCGGCGAACTGGACGACAACGGTGATTTCGTAGTCGGCGGGGCGGCTGGCGGAGTGGAATCCAGCGATCCGGTTTCCCTCCAACGCATTGTCGGCGGCAAATTGATCGCTCTCAAACCTGACGAGTCACTCGACAGCTTCCAGTCGAACCGCCCGTCGCCAACCTTCACCGGCTTCCTGGAACACCTGCGGCGAGATTCCGCCCTTGGCATGATCCCGTTCGAGTTCGCGGCGGATTCCAGCAAGATCGGCGGTGCGGGTGTGCGCTTGATCGTCGCCAAGGCGGATCGTCGATTCTCATTCCGCCAGATGATCCTTGAACGCCGCCTCATCAAGCCGGTGTGGACCTACGTGATTGGCGACGCGATCAACCGCGGAATTCTGCCGCCCGTGGAAGGATGGTGGAAAATTTCCTCTGTGCCGCCGAAGCGTGTGACTGTGGACGCCGGACGCGAGGCCCAACAGAACCGCGCCGACGTGGAGATGGGACTCAAGACTCTATCTGACCACTTCCAGGAACTCGGTGCCGACTTCGGCGAGGAAATCGAACGCCGTGCCAGCGATGCGAAACTGATTCTGGAGACGGCCAACAAGTATGGCGTGCCGGTCGAGATGCTGTGGAAGCCAAGTGGCCCCGCGTTGACACCTGCAACCGGGCGTGAATCCGCTCCTGCAAACCCGTGAATGGTTGATCCAACCCGATGCCCTGCGTTCCATGGCCGCTTCTCTGCGTGGCCTCGTGGATCGCGGTGGATCGCTTCCCCAACACCAACCGGCCAGCTCCCTGCTTTCCGTCGAGGATGGCATTGGCGTGGTCGCCATTGAAGGCCCGATCCTTCGCAAGCCAGACCTCTTCGCCAGAATCTTCTTCGGTGCGACCAGTTCCGAGGAAATCGGCGAGGCACTTCGTGAAGCTGCGGGACGCCCCGACATCAAGGCGGTGTTTCTCAACATCGACTCGCCTGGTGGAACGGTGGCCGGAACTCCAGAACTGGCGACGGCAGTCGCTTCACTCAACAAGCAAAAGCCCGTCTATGCGTTCTCTTCCGGCCTGATGGCATCAGCCGCCTACTGGGTCGCATCACAGGCCACCGCCATCTATGCCACTCCGTCCGCACAGGTCGGATCCATCGGCGTAGTGCAAGCCGTGATCGACAACAGCACGGCCCTTGATAAGGCCGGCATCAAGGTCGAGGTCTTTTCAGTCGGCAAATACAAGGCGATGGGCGCACCAGGCACCCCGCTAACAGACGATCAGAGGGAACTCATCAACTCCAACCTCGCGGAAATCGCCGGGGAGTTCCATGCGGCGGTGCTGGCCAAGGGGCGTTCGATCCCGGCCGAGGCGATGGAAGGCCAGACTTTCAGCGGCAAGCAGGCCCAACGCTACAACCTCGCGGGCATGGTCCCGGATCGTGCCGAAGCCATGCGTCGCCTGCGTGTCTATCACGCGTCGGTTGACACGGGATCACGGGCGATGACCACCGCACTTGAAGACCAACTACTGGAAGCCCGCACCCAGGCCGATGACCTCGCACGGGATCACAAAGCGCAAGCCGATCTCTTGGCCGAAGCCTCCGCCACTCAGGATTCGCTGCGCGGCGAAGTCGCATTGCTGACCGCCGAAATCGACACGCTCAAAGCCGAGCGCGATGCCGCCAAGGGTGAATCCACCACCCTGCAATCCCGCATCGCCGATCTCCAGGCATCGCAGGCCGACTTCGACAAGCGAGTCCAGATCGAGGTCGCCCGAGTCGTCGCCTCCACCGGCACCACGCTGCCAGCCCGCGTCACCCCAGCCGGTGATGCCACTCAGGCCGCCGACCTCCACGCGCAGTTCGCCGCGATCAAGAACCCGGCCGAGCAGACCGCCTTCTGGCGGAACCTCACCCCGCAGCAGCAAGCCCTCATTCTCAAACACCAAGCCTGATAGAACGCCATGTCCAATACCCTCACCAACATCAAAGACATCAAGGTCGCGCAACGGGCGCTCATGCCCTTCACCGCGAACCTGATGCCCGTGTCCTCGTTCTCGACCAACTTCGGCCCCCAACAGGCCGACAAGGGCGATACCGTGCGCGTCCCGCTGGTCGGTGCCCCGTCCGGATCGAGCGACTTCGCCGGTGACTACACCGCCAACGCCGATTCGACGGTCACGACAATCCCGGTGACGCTCAACCGCCACAAGTTCAAGACTGTCCACGTCACCGCCCGCGAGGCGTCGGAGACAGCTATGGACGTGCTCGACACCCTGGTGGAAACCGCCGCCCAGCAGCTCGCCCAGGACGTCCTGCTCGACATCATGTCGGTCATCACGCTGGCGAACTTCGGCGCTCCGCTTCCCGCCGTTGCCGCCACCAACTTCGATTACAAGAAGGTCCTCAACATCCGCGAGGAGTGCGGCAAGGTGAAGATGCCCGCCTCGCCGCGGTCGCTGGTGCTAGACGCCGGCCACTACACCAACCTGCTCGCCGACGACGTGGTCGCAAAGAGCTTCAACATGAACCTGAGTGCCCCCGGCGTCACCGAAGGTCTCATCAAACGGCTCGCCGGATTCGACCTCCACGAAACGGTGGTGATCCCGGCCGACCACGCGGAAAAGCTCGTTGGCTTCGCCGTCCATCCGAGTGCCATCGCGGTGGCCATGCGCTATCTCCAGCCGGTCGCCGACTACCAGCAAGCCGGTGCCGTCACCGACCCGCAGACTGGCATGACCTTCGGCTACCTGCGCTTCACCGACACCCGTGCCAACAAGGTCTTCGTCACCATCGAGTGCCTCTACGGCTTCACGCTGGGCAAGAACGACGCCCTCAAGCGCATCGTCAAACCCTGAGCCATCCACCCCTAGCAGAACATCGCCATGACTCCATTCAGCTTCACCGGCAATGCCGGAACCACCCTCAGCCATGTCGTGATCCCCGCAGGCGGGCGCGACCGTGTCCGGCTCCAATACGCAAGCGCCACCTCCGACAAGGCGGGCTCGCTGTTGCTCTTCCGAGCACAGTCGAGGGCCACCACTGTGACTGCCACCAGCGCGGCCAACCAGACGGTGATCAACGCACCGCCCTATCCCGGTGCCACCGCCAACGACGTGGTGGTCCTGTTCTCTAACGCCACCGGAACCGGCGTGCGTGGAGTGGTTGCCTCGGTGGATGCCAACGCGGGCACCATTACCCTCAACGCCAACCTCAACCTCGCGATGGCACCGGGTGATACGGTCTCGCTGATGACCTCTCGCGGCCAGGTTCCGGTCGGCAACACGACCAAGGAGGTCAACGCCCCAACGGTGTTCGCGGTCAACGAGGGACCTGCCCTCATCGAGTTGGACGGCACCGCCGCCTGCCGCATCAACCTGGTGGCCGGCGAGTATTCCTGAAGCTTCAAGCGGGCTAGACGGAGTTAGTGCCCGATCTCCCGAGCAAGCGCGTGTTTGAGCCTTGACAGAGGACCGGACGATTGGAAAAAGAATCAGATGAACCGAAAGTTAACACGCGACTCGGCAGCCCTGACAGCCCTCAAGGTCTTTGCCTCGCTTCTTTTCCTAACTGGCACGCTTCTGGCGGCGCATCCGGCCGTTATGAACGTCACGGCCGTCCAACGCGCTGGAACAGCTCTAGTGGACATCACATACGACGTCACGGCCGACACGCCGACGGTAGCGGTGATACTACGGATTTCCAGCGACGGCGGTGCAACCTTCGATGTCCCGGCCACCACCCTTAGCGGGGCGGTTGGGCCGAATGTGCCGGTCGGCACGGGCAAGGTGATCACCTGGAACGCGGGAGCCGACTGGCTGGGAAATTACAGTAATACGATGAGATTTGAAATCACAGCTAACGGTGGGTTTGTGGCGCCGGATTCTGAGCAATTTTCGCTGATCGAAGCCGGAGCCTTCCAGATGGGAGTGACCAGCGGAGATACGGATAGCGATGCGCCATCGGTAAGCGTGACGACGAGCTCCTTTTACATGGCAAAGTATGAAACTACGAAGGGGCTATGGGACGAGGTTAGGAACTGGGGCTGGGCCAATGGTTATGATGATCTAACAGTAGGGTTTGACACATCGGCTGATCACCCGGTGGGTTACATCCCTTGGCATGAAGCGGTCAAATGGTGCAATGCGCGCAGCGAGAAGGAAGGGCTTACGCCTTGCTACACCTACACGGGAACGGGTGTAATCTGGGAAACTATAAATATGAACAATGCAGACTTTGATCTTGGTGTTTCGAACGGCCCGAAGGGCTTTGACAGTCCGACAAATGTTCCCGGTTGGACGGATCTTCATCCGGGGTCGGTAATTGATTCAGGAGTCGAAGGGCCAGGGGCTTGGTGGGGCCCGTATGACCAATACGCCGCGTTTATGTCAACTGGTGACGGAGCTTACAACTTGAGCAGCCACCAAATTCAAGAGGGGGACCAATTTAATATCAGTTTCTTCGCCATGTGGTGGAATTGGACCGGTGCAGCGGGAAGATGGAAAGTGACTCTCTTCTACGACAATCCATCCAATATTATTGGAACTTATCTATCTCCATCGCTTGGCACTTCATGGTCTCCCTATTCGACTACAAGCTCAATCGCTGCGACATCCGCTTCGGTTGGGCATACACTCGGAATTCTATTTGAGAGTATAGGCGGAGGCACCGCCCAAATGGATGAAGTGCGATTATCCGTATTTAGAGCGCCCGTTTCTACTGCAAGAGGTTCGATCTACCGAATCGGGAAGATTGACTATGTCAATTGCGACTGGTCTGCGAATGGCTACCGGTTGCCTACGGAGGCGGAGTGGGAGAAGGCCGCGCGGGGCGGGGTGCGCGGAAAGCGGTTCCCCTGGGGTTCAGACACCATAAGCCACAGCCAAGCGAACTACAAATCATCAAGTTCATTTAGTTATGATTTGAGTGGTTCGACAAATAGCTACCACCCAAACTACGATGACGGAATCAAGCGCACTTCGCCAGTCGGGAGCTTCGCAGCAAACGGCTACGGATTGCATGATATGGCTGGAAACTCGGCCGAGTGGTGCTGGGACCGATATATGGCTTCTACCTATGTAGCTATGGAAGGAGTGATGGATCCAAGGGGTCCTGCATTGGATCCCAATCTAAACGTGCTGCGAGTATTCCGCGGCGGATCTTCGGTTTCAGATAGCTCTCAATCCCGTTCCGCACATCGTAGGACACACACCGCAGGCAGTTTGGGAGTACACCTGGGGTTTAGGCTGGCTCGTGGATCTGCGGGAATTCCTGTGCCTGTGCAAACGACTAATGCAGTTGTGAACGCCAGATACTGGATACTTTCTACTATGGCCGAGGCTAATGGGGTAGTTGTAGGCGCGGGGAATTACGTTTTCTCGACCCCCGCCACCCTCACTGCCGTTCCCAATCCCGGCTTCCGTTTTGCCGGATGGACCGGCGATGCCTCAGGCTCTGACAACCCGCTAACAATTACCATGGACAGTAACAAGACCGTCGGGGCCACTTTCGAGAAAGATCTCTCTGATGCCGATGCGGATGGACTTACTGCCTACGATGAACTTGTCCTGACGCGAACCAACCCACTTCTGGCCGATTCTGATGGCGATGGGATCAATGACTCCGATGCGGATCAGGACGGAGACGGGCTTTCCAACCGGGCGGAACTCAGCTACCCGGGTAGCTACTTCACCCTGGTCGAGGGTTCCTTCACCCACGCCCAAGCCACCGCCGATGCCGCCACCCGCCGCGGCCGCCTCGCCAGCTTCCCGAATGCCAACGACTTCACCCGTGCGGCCGGACGGGCGCGGAAGACGACCCAGGGCTACCTGTGGCTTGGCCTGTCGGACGCCGCGACCGAGGGCACGTGGCTCTGGAGCGACGGCAACGCCCCGGCCTACACCCGCTGGCTCAACGGCCAACCGGACGGCGGCACGGCCGAGAACCACGCAGTGCTGATGGAAAATACCACGCAGTGGGCGGATGCTGTCGCGGACTTCGTTGCCGCGGGCTACCTCTTCGAGCGCGTCGGCCTCGATCCCCTCGCCTCCGATACCGATGGCGACGGCTTGAGCGAC